CACGTAATACTTGCATTTAAGGGTATGCTTTACAAACTGGTCTAATTCGTTGAGATAGACATTGGCGAAGAATTGGCTGGTAAGATTTCCGATAGGCAGACCGCGCTTGTTTTCTTTGCCGAAGAGACTTTTGTTTACCGGAACCTTATGGATAAGGTTTATGTCATCTCTGGAGAGATAACTTCGTGTGCAGTCCCAGAAGAGGACTTTCTCAATCAGCCAGAGAACGTCAGAATTAACAATTTTCTTTTTAAATAGGCTAAATAAGATTTCTTTGTCTATTGAGGTAAAGAAATCTTTAATATCAAGCTGTAAATAGTATGCCTTAACCTTGCCGTTCTGGGACGTCTTTCTTAAGAATGACTGCAAGCGTTTGACTGCCTTGTGGGTGCTTTTCTCTTCACGGCAGGCATAAGAATCAAAAATAAATATCTTCTCCCAGATTTGCTGCAAGTAATCTACCAATATATGATGGACAACCCTGTCTCTAAAATCAGCGGCAAATATTTCTCTCAATTTGGGCTTACGCGCGGCAAAAAGAATAGAGCGCGAAGGGCAGTAAGACTTTGTCTTAAGCTCTCGCTCTAACTTTAAGATATTCTCTTCGGCGTTCCTCTCAAAGTTAAGCGCATTGACAGTATTGCGCTTGTTCCTGCGGCATAAGAGGTAACACCGATAAATGTTCTTGAAAGAGAATAATTCTTGCCTCATCTTTAGCCTCTGGCTGGAGCGGACAGGCCGAACATAATATTCGTTGTCCTTATTGTCGTTGTTGACGTTGCCATTGTTGAAATTGACGATCCACGCGTTGTCTGTGTTGTCAGCATAAGTAGTGCCAGACCAGTAGTTGTTGGACTGCGTCCGGCGTTTTTTGTTCATCCATTTAGTCCCGAAGTCCGAGTCTCCTTGTTAAAGATACAGACTTTTTCGTTCTTATGCCTAACCTTCAGGCAGGATGAACGCCCAGTGACTTAAAGCACGCTTCCCCAAGACTAACCTTTTGAGGAATTCTGGCTCCTTAGCCACCCTTCGCACTGTTTTGAAACTTCCATAATTGACTTCGTTGCAAACTCAAAACTTTTAAAAGAGCGAAATGCTTTTAACTCTTTGCATAGCCGGATTAAGATTTTCAACTCGTCTAACTTTTCCAATGCCTCTAACAGAGTCTCTACTCTATCTTCCTTGATATTCGCCTTGGCCACCAGAACAAGAATTCGGCGTGAAGTGTCTCTTAAATCAGTGCCGATAGTATATTTATGGTAGCGCGAGAAAAACCTGACGATTTTCTCAATATAAATCGCCAAATCCAGTGCTGCCTTATATATCGGTAGATTCTCGTAGTGCGCCATTTTAAAAGCTCCTAAAAACTAAAAGCTAAATTGTCAAAGCGTCAATCACTGGCTGGAGCGGACAGGCCGAACATAATACCCGTTGGCCTTATTGACGGCGTAGACGGCGCCACTGCCGAAAACGACGACCCACGCGACGCCTGTGTCGTTAGCATAAGTAGTGCCAGACCAGTAGTAGTTGGACTGCGTATTCGGAAAATACGTGCCGTTGATTGCCGGTGAAGCCAGTCCATAATTAGCGATTGATTGCAATTCATTCAAGTTTGGTAAACGCCAATCCGTATATCCAGCATATTCCAATGCCTCGCAGTTAGTGATAGAATTTGCCCAAGTCATTGTTGAAGGCGTAGTCAAGTTAGCGGCAGAAGCAGTCCAAACCGTCTGGCGCCAATATGTCGGGTTGGCTGTTCGATCATCTGCAAAAGTCCCCGCGCTTGCTGACGTATGATTTACCGCACATACCCAATAGGTCGAATCCGTAGTATCTTTTGCAAGGTCTGCTTTTACATAGGCTGTTGATGTAGCCCAGTTACCCTTTGCTGCTTGGATTTGGTTCGTAGAGTGAATTCCTGTTGCACCTGGGATAATTTTTTGTGGTGCTTTTACCCACATCAGTCCGGTAACATTGTCGGTAATCGTTCCGTCGTCATTATCGGTATATGAGCGGGTAATTCCCTTTTGGTAATAGCCATCATCGTAGTCGGTATACGAAGTGGTTTGTCCGGTCTTAACCAAGCCTTTCTCTCCCCCGCCACCCCAAATGGCCGCAAATGCGGGGGTATTAAAAATCAAGCTGCATAGTAAAAATAAACTTAAGATTATTCTTCTCATGCTTACCCCCTTTTATTCTTCGTAGCCGGATACTGTGATAGAACCGGCAATCCCTGATCCTGTGGTATATTTAAGGACATTGTTTGCGGTCGCACTTACAAAGGCCTTACTGTAAGGATGCGTTAATCCGCCGTTAGCTGCGAAGTAACCTTTAACTACTCGGTTTGCGGCGTTGTCTGTGTTGTCAAAAACCGTAATCGTTCCGGCTGCCGAACACGAAATTATAATGTCGGTAATGACAAATTTCTTTCCAGTGGCCGGTGTCCAGATTGCCTGCGCTGTCTCCGAAGCGGAAAAATCCACCGTCTTGTGGAGAAGCGTGGTATTATCTTTATTCAGGTTTATATCCAGCCGGTTGTTAGTTGTGGACAGCGGCGCCTCGGTAGAGCTGTTTATCAATACCGATTGCGATGCTGCATAACAGATTGAGCAGATTCCAAGAATCATAACTACCAAAAGCAGAAATTTTTTGTTTCTCATCGTATCCTCCTTTTAAGCTTCTTCTACGTAACCGCCTTGTTCTTCAACCATAAAATCAGAATCTATGTCTCCCAAACTTGCCTTAGCAAGAGCCAAGAAACCTGCGGCGGTATTCTTATCCTCGGCGTAAGTGTAGTAATAGAATTTAACTAAATCCTTAAGCGGTTCTATCAAATCGTCAAAACCAAAGAAAGTATCGGTAGTCAAAACATTCCAGACGCTCTTAAAATATTCAATTCCGATGGTATACGCCCCACCGAGTTTCTTGTCAAATTCCATTGTCTTTGCGTAAATTGAGTAATAGGCGGGAGTGCCGGAAGAATTGGTGTTTACCTTATCGTTAAACCTGCTTCTTTCCAAAAAGTCTATCGGCTGGCGTTTGCCTTCGCTTAAATACCAGACATCTCTTTCATCAATAAAATCAGTAGGAAGAGTTAATGACGCAGCCTGATCCGCTACACTTTGCTCAAGGATAGTAATAAGGCAGCGATTACGCACTTCTTTCGGCAACCGGCGCAAAGCTGACTTTACATAACCCAGAATCTTGGTTGAAAGCGCGGAATCTGCGGAATCACCGCCTACTTCTGATACTACTTCCGAAATAATCTCGCTTATCAGCATAGTTTACCCCTTTATTTTTTGCCTTTGGCTTTTGCTTTGCCCGGGCCTTTCTCGGATTCTTTGGTTTCTTCGGCAGGCGCCTCTTCTTTTACGGCCTCTTCTTGTGGCTTTTCCGCTTTAGGCTCAATGATAATTAAATGGTTAGGATAATGAGACAAAAGCATCTTTGCGAATTCGGAAGGGATTTCGATTTCTGCTTGCGGCTTAACAGATTTCTCATAACCTCCAAAACGCAAGGTTACTTCTTGGTCTTTAGTTATGTTTTTTAGAACTGTTACTTCCCTCATGGCAATCCTCCTTCTCGGTAAAATACATTCCGTTATTACAGACTACACAAATGGGTTTCCCGTTTACTTGGATATCTGTTCTATGATAAAGACATTTGAAACAACAATATGATCCACCGGCTAAGATAGATACTCTTCCCCTATTTACTCCAGCTATATAATGTGCCAAGTCTTTGGCGACGGGTTCTGTTCTTTTGTGGCCGTCAAGTTTACGCTTTAAATGATCGGCTTCGGCCTCTTTAAGCAGCCTCTTCCCGCCTTCTATGCAGGCAGAATTTAAGTTTGCCTCTCTTTTACGCAGACTCTCTTTTACGCTTAATTTAGTCATCTCTCGCTTTATGAATAGAAGTGGAGAGGCAGGGAAACCTGCCTCTCCACGAAAAACTCAAACTGTCTGGCCTTTCATACGGCCTTGGCTTCTGAACTTTAACCCTACGAGGTTAAAGTAATACTTCATAGTGCCTTCCCAGTTTGTCCTTACCGTAGGACTTCTCTTAAGGATTCCGCCATAGGCGTCGGCCTCAAGCCAATCAAACGGCGCAGACATCTCCGCACGGGTTAAACCGGCGAAGTTGATGAACTGGATGTAACCGTCCCATGTATCGAAATCCAGCAGGACGCCGCAGCCATCCATAAAGTCAAGACCTTTCCAGCCACCTGTTAAAATTTCCTTGGTGTCTGCTGACTTTTTGTATGACAGAAGCAGGGCGCCGTATTTCGCATACAGGGTTTTACCCATAAGGATGACATCCGTCCCGCCATACCTTCTGGTGCGCAAATATACGTCAATCATATTTGCTTCGGTAAGCGTGGCTTCGGTATCATACGTTTGGGCATTGGCCCACGAATTGCTGGCGCGGGTGATATTTTGGATAGTTGCCGCATTGTCGCCATCATCAATGATTCCGGCAAGACCCATGGGCTCGTCGGCCCCGTATTTCGTGATTACTGCACCATCACCCCAAGTGATAGCAGTAGCCAGTGTTGCTCCGGTAGACCCCACCAACGCGCTGATCTGCGAAGATGAGCTGGTTCCGACTACGATATACATACCTTCTGCAAGGTATTCGTTGCCTTCCCCGCCATTCGGGTTACCGTCCACGAGCAATGTCGTGGAATTGGCTCCGGTGCCGTTAGACTGACAGAGTTTGCCTGCGCCTGCACCGTGCATAATGCGGTTTGCGTCCACTTTCATGTCGTCCTTGAGAGCGTTAATCTCGGTTGACAGAATTGACGCTATCGCTTTTGCGTCGCCTTTTTTGGCCGCTTCCAAGGCCTGATCCGTGAATTCGACAGTGCCGAATCCATACTTCATCGAAGTATAAGGATTGCCATACTTCGCGTTACCTGTGAGCGGATTGCTGCCTTCCGCCACATAGTAGATGCCTGAATGTCTACCTACACGTGAAGCGATGTAGATATAATTGTTTGCTATGGTGATCCCGACGTTCTTCTGAACCTTGTCAAAAAGAACGCTGGATTTTGCCATTTCAGACTGTAATTCAGGCACGATTACTTTCTTTAGAACCGCAGCTATACCTGATAGTGTAATCATGCGTTACCTCCGTTTTAGGTTTTGTTTTGCTCTTCTTCGAGTTTCATTTGCTCCTTTAAGGCCTCTTCTATCTTGCCTTGGAGCCCGCCTGATGGCGCAGGCGTTTCTTCCTTTTTCTCTTCCGGTTTCTTTTCTTCCGGCTTTGCAGGCCCGGCTGGCGGGAACTTCTTACTCTCAAGGTGCGCAGCGATAATGGCTTCCTTGAGTTTGGTGAAGACGCCATACAAGGTTTTACCTGTTTCCTTGACCGTTCCAAGGAACTCGGCCTCGTCCTTGTATTGTTTCGGGGTATTCTGCAAAGTAGCGATAACGAGTTGCCGCCATAGCCCTTTCTCGTCATCGTTGGTGAACTTGAGCCCTTCCGGCTTGGCCGCGTCAGATAATTCGGCAAGGCAATTAGTAAGCGCAGTCTGCGCCTGTTTAACTGCGTCAGCGAATTTGGCTTTTTCGTCTGCGGTTTTTGCCTCTGACTCAAGCGTTTCCTTTTCCGACATCTTCTTCTGAATGTCGCCTAACTTCTTCTCAAGTGCCTGGCCGTTAAGCAAGGCTTGTTTGAGAGCAGCATACTGCGGACTTTCAGGGTCAATGTTGGCAAGGAGTTTTTCGATATCTTCTATCTTCTCTTGGACTTCCTCTTTTTTATCTTCCAGAATGGTTAAGGCTTTATCAATAAACTCGTTGTTATAGTCTTTCTCACCGAAAGCCTTTTCGGTGATTCCCACTACAAGTTTAAGCAGTTTAGGGTTCTTCTTTACTCCATTGGCCCAGTCAACCAATTCCTTGATTTCGGCTTCTTTCTCTTTTATCTCCTGCGTCTTCTTGGTGTAATCCTCTTGCAGCATGAAACCTTTTTTGAGATCCGCCAGTTTGATTTTCTTGCCGCCTTCTAAATCCAATTCCAAGGCTTCCAAAACTGACTTCTTTACTTTTACGCCGCCGATTTCAACATCTGGGTCTTCGGCTGGAGTCTCTTTTTTCTCTTCCGGCTTGGCAGGTTCTTCTGCTGGTTTTTCGGCAGGTTTATCTTGTAAGGCTTCCTCGGATTTTTTAACCTGTTCTTCCGGTGATAAACCTTCTTCGATATTTACCTTTCCGACTTCTTCTTCAATCTTGTTTTGCAGTCCTTCACCAGGCATTGATTCCTCCTTCTTTCTCAACTGCGCTATTGCGCTTGGTTGAATTGGGTTATTAAATAACGGACTGGCCTTAAGCCTTAGTCCTGTTTACTGCTTCTTGGTAAACGTTTGATTTTACCTTCTCCGGTAAATCTTTTTGATTCGGATATTCTTTAGCCCAGCGTTTCGCAATCTCTGGGTGCTTCGCAAACATAAATCTTCTTTGGGCTTCACTCTTAAATGGCATACTGCCTCCTAAATCATCTGCGGGGCTGCCGGGCTGGACGGCGGCGTTGCTCCGCCTCCTGCCAGTTTAGCCGCGGCTGCCTGTTCCTGCCTGATGTAAGCTTGGTGTGCTTCTAAATGCTGAATGAATTTTTGTCTTATAGGCTCCGGTAGCTTCATAAACTGTTCAGTCTTCATAAAGTCGGTTAAGACTTTTACTCTGATATTGTGTTCTTCCCAAGGTTCAACAACCACTTGGATGTCAGGCCTCATTAGCTGTTGGATTTCCGACTTCTCGGCTGTCTCATCTATGGAGTGAAATACTCCTTCGATGTCCCCGAATTCCAATAATTCCCTGGCTTTGTCCTTAGTGATGTATCCTCTTTGCTCCCATTCTTCTATCTTGGCTTGACGCGCTTCCTTGGAGAACGGCAGAGAAGACCCTAAAGAGACTTTAATCCTGCGGTTACCCATTAAGTCAGAGCCGATGAAGCTATTGATATCTACCGCTAATTGCTCTCCGGTTATCTCTAAGAGGCGTTTTTCGGAATACCTTTCTTCCATAATGTTTAAGACTGTCTCCATAAAATAGGCTAACTGTTGCTCGCAGACCATCATGTTGGGTGCCATCTGGGAAGTGTCCAACTCGATCATATTCTCAATACCGACGCCTGATTTGACTCCGGTAGGCGTTCTTCCCATAGAGGTATCGTGAGAACCGGCTATATCTTCCATGTCGCGCCGGATTCTTACCAATTCATCTATCAAGAACGCTGGCGCGCTGGGCGGTGTTTCTTGCTTAGGTATGCCGTGGCCTGCGTCATAGAAGAGGATTTGCCCGATTTCATCATCCCATTTGGCTGACATTTTAGAGCCTCGCGGGATTAAAACCTTACCGGCCATCCATTTCTTGTATCCGGCTAAGCGGGTAAGGGTAAAGTTATAATCTTCCTGTAAAGGAATAAGCTGTTCCACCGCGCCTTGCGCAAACGGGGCCAGCAGGAAGTCAAGGAAATCAAATTGGAAGAACGGAAGTTTTCCGCGGTATTCTTTGGGAAGTTTACCGTCAAAAATAATTTTATTTTTAGTTAAGATTATCCAGCGGCCTTCGGGATACTTCTTTGAAGGCAGAGCCCATTTCTGGTAGACCCTGGCAGCGTTCTTGATTTTGGCATCCCAAGTAGCTTCAAGCATACTGATAAGCCGCTTTTCGTAATCCGGCTGCTGGACGTCTTCTTCTTCTACTGCCGCTCCCCATAAGTTTTCTATGTAGTCAATCGGCAGTAAGTCTTCCATGATGTAGAATTGTCCCAGCGGGTCTTTCAGGCAGTTAAAGTGGTGTAGCACCCTCGTTTCAACCTCTCCGATTTCTGCGTCGGGGATAACCTGGCCGTTTAAGAAGGCGGTTGCTCGGGCCTTGGGATTAAATACAGGATGAAGATATCCGCTTCCCAAAGAGAGCATATAAGTAAAAAGGCGAAGAATTACCATCATCATGCTGGAAGTTTTCTGGGAAAGGATAGGGTTATGTTTGTTAACGTTCTGCCAGAAGTCTTCAGATGCCTCGCTTGATACTTTAGCCGCAGACCTGTCTTTGTCGGCGTTGGTGGTAGCGTCAACAGAGACGTGCGATTTCATCAGGATCATCTTGGCTAAGAGAGAACGGAATAAAGGCAGGATGTAGTTTGATGTCCTGCGCACTTTATTCTTGCGCTCCAGCATTTTCAATTCCCAGACGATTCTCTCGTCAAGGCCAGCACTGGGCTTCTGTTCTACGGTAAAATGGTGCTTTCCGTAGAGGAAAGCGATATTGATAAGCCACTGTCTTTCATAGTAGGCACGCTGCTTATGGATTGACGAGGCTTCTTCTATGACGTCGTTTATCTGTTCTTTCTCTGCCGGTAAGGTATATTCGGGCATGGTTTTCTCCTATCCTTCTCCGAAAGTCTCTTTTAAAACTCCAGGTCTTTCTTCTTCCTCTTTGATTGAATGTTCTACTTGGCTGCCTATGGCAGGCATAACATCTACCGGCGTTACATTCACATAAGCAAGCAGTCGGTCTACCAGAGTCCGAAGATAGGTGTTTTCCTTCTCAAGAGTTTGACACTTTTTACATTTCCCAAAACCAAACATAGTAATCTCCTATTTAGTCTCGCCTTCTAAACCTTCCTCAATTTTCTCTTGAAGGTTCTTCTTGGGTAAATTCTGGAATTTAATCCCTAAGACATCGAAACTCGCGCAGTCTTTCTTCCCTTTATCGGTTGCCCTCTTCTCTATTGAGACAACCTTTAATTTGACTACTGCCTCAATCTCTTTTCCGGCTAACGAGGCGTCTAACTCAAGATTCTCATTGTCTCGGATACTGAATGACGGGTAATAGACTTGGTTCTTTTTCTCTGGTGAAGGAGCGCAAACTTCGCCCCCGCCCATTTTCTCGCCTAAATCAATGAATTTCTCTGCCATGTTATTCCTCCAGTGGCCTTGCGCCTTCTTCGTAAACAGTATGTTCTGCGGTTTCGCCTTCCCGTTTCATCTCAAATTCCTTCTTGTCCCTCTCTACTCTCTGCCAGAATTCCTCTGCCGGTGAGACAGCCTGCGCTGGCACCTTTGGCAAGATAGGCCTGCTCATAATCACATAGCGCGCTTCATCCGCAGAGTGGTCTTCGCCTTCGGTATTGACATCTTCTGGTATCGCTTCATCATGAATAAGCCCTGGCAAAGTGCGGATAAAGTTCTTGCAGTTTTCAGTTACGCGCAGTTTAGCGCTTAACTGGTTAAACTGATTGCTATAAAGCTGGATATATTCCCTCATCCGGCCCCAGCCTACGACTCTGCGGTTATCCCCACGCAGAATAGGGAATCTTTCCCCTACTACGCGCTGCATGACATCATATCCTGATTCGCCTCGTGTAAATCCATCCTTGGGCTCGTCATGGTGCTTCTTATCTCCCCAGATAGCCGGATCAGCTACAAGGTAATCTATCTTTTCTGGCTGGCCTTCGGGTGTAATGGACATGGCCAAGACTTTGATAATCAGGTTTTCATAGGTGTGTTTCTCAACATATAACTCGCGGTAGCGCACCAGCTCGCCGTCCGGCAAGACTGCATACCAGCCTACGGATGCAGGTTTGGAGTAACCATAGTCAAGGCCGATTATGGTTGAATGAATCTGGTAAGGATTGAATTCCTTGATTACGTGGACGCCTCTACGCCATTCATTGAAGAATTGGCCCTCAAAGACATCCCAGTCGCCTTCTTTAAGCGCACGGCGCAGCTTTTCGGGGAGTTGGTCTAAGCGGTTAAGGTATGATGGGTCATTCTTGACAAGGATAGGATTGTCATAGATATTGGCATAAATAAAAGCGCGGGATAGGGCCTGCGGGTCATCAGGGGTAGTCTCTATTTCCTCATCTCCCTTGTCTGCTTTCTTAAAGTATTTAGGCGTTCCATCAGGAGAAACCTTGTCAATGAAGCGCATCTTAACCCAAGTATGGCCTACACCGCAGGGGTTTGCAGTTCCACGCAGGTAGCACATGATTGTCGGGTCTGTGGTTCGTATCTGGGCGATTAAGAATTCGTATTGCGTCTGGGTAAACTCTTCAAGTTGGTCAAAACCCATATACTGATATTCTTTGCCTTGGTGGTCGTATTTGTCGTTTTCATCTTTGCAATGAGAGAATTGGATAAAGGCACCGCTGGGCCATGTCCACCGGCGCAGCTCGCCGTTCCACTTGGCAAAGGTTGAAAACCATTTATGGCTTCTATCTATGAGTTCTTGCAACCTGGGGAATGTCCGGCGAAAGATTATCGCCTTATAGTTAGGGTTTCGGACATAGCGCGTTGCGTCCATAAGCAAGGCGTCAGACTTACCGCCACCTTTGGCCCCGCCATAGAGTAACTCAAAGACTGGAGATTTAAGCGCTCTTTCCTGTTTTGGCTGTGGTCGCCATACCTGCATTTATGGGTTCCTTTTCTGGTAGATAAATATGCACTTCTTCGGCGTTTACTACTGCTGCGTCTTTCTTGCCTTCGGTAAACCATCCGCGCCATTTAAGGCCGGTTTCAAGGTATTTATGCCTAACTGCGTGATCCGGTATCTTAATCTGCACAGTATTGAATGGGTTAATCTTAATGTCTGCCTTGCCGTCTTTTACTTTGGGCTCGGTTGCGACCACAAAGGCCTGCTTGGTTTCTTCTGCTGCAAGGCCTTCTTTGAGGACTTTGGCCAGCTCGCAGTCAGTGATACCGGCCTTATCCATGATGAGCTGCTTGACTGCCAGAAACTTAGGTTTCCTTAAGTATTCGCAGGCAATTACCGCGGCTACTGATTCATCCTTGCACTTAAAAGCCTTCATAGCTGCTTGCGTTCCATTGCCTTGGAATTTAAGGTAGTATTTCAGGAAATACCGCTCTTTAAGCGTAAGTTTTAATTTGTCTCCAGATTTGGCCATAATCCATACCTCGTAATGCAAAAAATTGCCTTAATTCCGTCCGAAAAGCGTATCTTTTTGCCTTCTTTTTTGCTCCTGGCTGCATAACTGATAGGCACTTCTTCAATCTGGATGCCTTTTTTTGCCAGCTTTATGGTGATTTCCGGCTCAATTCCGAAGCCTTTTTCGCATAATTCTATGCCTTTTAAGGCGTCTCTCCGAAAGGCTTTGAAGCCGGTTTCCATGTCAGTCAGGTTAAGTCCTGTGAATAAGTTTGTTAAAAAGGTCAGGAATTTATTGGCAAAGTAGTTTGAACGGTAAAGGAATTTTGAAGTTAGAAGATAACCTAAGCGTGTGCCGTAGCAGGCAGAGACTCCGGTAGATTGCATAAACTTTACAATGCGTGGAATCTCTTGGGGATCGTATTCTAAGTCCGCGTCTTGGAAGATAATGATGTCGCCAAGGGATGCGCGGATGCCAGTGATAAGCGCAGCGCCTTTGCCTTTATTGCGCTGATGATTGATGACCTTTACTCCGTTTTTGAAATTATATTTGGCAACGATGTCTCCGGTAGAATCGGTTGAGCCGTCGTTAATCAGGAGAATTTCTTTATCTAAAGGCAGGCTTTCAAGGGAAGAGACGACTTTCTCTATGGTGTTTTCTTCGTTATAGACTGGCACGATTATTGATATCATAGGCATAAATAAAAAAGCCGAACCCGCCGTATACGGATTCGGCTAAAATTTACGAACAGGGAGCGACCCTATTCTGCTTATATTATTGCACTGTATTACTTATAAATGCAAGCAATACTCCCTAAGCTTTGGGAATAAAATCACTTGGTGGCCAAAACTGCTGCTTGATTCTGCACTCTCTCAATAGAGACGGATTGCCTTCGTTCGGTTTTGCGCAGAAATTTATCAAAATACTTCCTGCCATATTCTAATTCTCTTTGGTGTTGACACTCCGGCGCGCCGCAGGTTTTCTTAATCTTAGGCCGTTTATTACAGTAAGGACATAGTCTCATCCATCACCCCCTTCTTATCCTCTCTTTGCCAATATAGCAACCTCCGCCTTGCGACTTACGATAAAGTTTCTGCAAAGTATCGGCCTGCTTTTTGGTCAGACTGTATCCGTCGTCTGCCTTCTCTTCTACCGAAATCATAAAATCCATTTCCCAGTCATTCAGGTTGTAGCTTGAATTTTTTATTGCTTCAATCAAACTCTTTGCGTCCTGACCTCTCACGCGTCCTCCTCTCCGGTAAGTATTGGTTTATAATCCGGGCACCTATCTTCCAGACAGAATTTATGCCCCAATTTACAGTTCTCTCCAAATTTAGACTCTTCTTTTTCGTGAGCGCACTGCATTAGTCAGCCTTTTCGTAAATGGCCTCAAAGATATCCGGCTTACAGGGATAGAATTCTCCTTTAATGCCTTTGATTATCCAGTCTCCGCAGACCGCTATCATCGTGCCTTCCAGAGTCTTGATTGACAGTTGATTAAGCTGGCTATCCCATTGGACTTTGGAAGAGAATTCTTCTCCCCAGTTAACACACATCTCATCAAAAGAATAACCACCTAAAAATAATTCTGCCTCTACGACAACCGGCTTCCGTTTATATTTTGTCATATCCTCCTGACTTCAACAGCCACTCCGAATTGCTTATCGTGATATTTCTTCTCTACGGACTCACGGCATACCTGCGAGTCATTCTTATAGATTATCCCTTGGAAACTGTCTTTAATGGCCTTAACCAGATTGTCTAAGTCCGGCTTGGTGATGTGGTTAAAGGCATTTATCCCGACTTCTTTAAACCTGCGCGTAGCTTGTAAGGCTTTAGGCATAGGGAAAGTAAAGCATAACTTTAACTCCACTCCGCAGTTTTCCCATGGCTGCCAGTTAAAGAATCTCTTTGCTATCTCTGTATTGACGGCTGATTTTACATATTCTTCCCAAGTGCGCGTCCTTTGCGGCGTGTAGGCCCCAGAAGATACCAGATTAAATCCTCCTACCTGCCGGTGCTTATGCCAAATGCGCGCGCGGGCCTTGGCTATGGGGATACCTTCTATAAAAAAGGTTAACTGGTTCATGTTTTGTATTTCTTTAAGCGCATAGGATCGTGTTTTTCTAAAGGCAGAATCTTTGTCTTACCCTGTAAACCGGCTCTTAATTTTAATTCCTTCTCTTCCTCTTCCATCTGCTTAAGGTTATCCGCGAGCATTTCCGGCGGCATACCTTCTTTGGCTGCTTTAAGATAATGCTCGGCTTGGTCGTAGAGGCCTAAGAATTTCATGGCGTAGGCCATATTCATATTCAGGCGGAAGTCGTTTGGCTTGTGGCGCAGGCCCAAGGCAAAGGCGTAGACAGAAGAAAATAGCCTGCCTTTTTCTCTTTCCAATATGCCTTTCCAGTTCCAAGCGGCGAATTGGTCGGGCATTTCCATAAGGTTATACTCTACATAGTTCTCCATGCTTTTGTAGGCCATGAGATAGTAAGACAGTTTGGTAACGTAAAAGACTGCGAGGCCCCAAAGTAGAGAATACTTCGTTGTTGCCTCCGGTATCTGGAAGATACTCCAGACAAGGGCATAGAGCAGCCCGATTGAAGGCAGGTAACAATACCTCTCCGAAACTGTCTGGTGCAGGATGATGAAATTGCACCATGGGGCTATAAAGATACTGAACCAAATAAGGCCGTAGCTTAAAGGCGTTCCCCAAAAAGAGAAGATAAAATATAAGTTCGCTGCGAGGGTGGCTAAGGAGAAAAAGAAGAATGGGCTTTTGCGTAGCCACTCTCTTGTATCTTCGGGGGTTATGCCGAAAGAGAAGCCGAAGCTGTGATAGAGGCCGAGGCGCTTTGGAAAAAGTGTCAGCCAGAAATAGTATCCATACATCTTGATTACGAAGATAAGTTTTTTAAGGTAGACTCTCTTATTCTGCTCACCTTTGAGGGTCATGCGCTGCGCTATGGTGGCGTTGTTTTGGACTTTGCCGAAAGGTATCTGCCAGCCGGTAAGGATGCCGGTTGCTGGATAGACAAGCAGGTTTAAGGCAAGCCAAGGGTGCGGGCCAAGTAGAAACATTAGGGGCGCGGGAAAGCCGGTTACGTGCCACCAGAGAGTAAAAAAGTAAAAGACCCAAGAGAATTTAGGCAGAAGATACATAAGCAGGATAAGGATGGTTGTCATTGAGTAGCCGACTCCGTTAAGCCAGCAGACGCCCATATTGTTGACTGGGTTTATGCTCCAGAGAAGGGCCAAAAAGAAAGAGATTTCGTTTCGGCCAAAGGTAAAGAAGATTAGGATTGCCGCGGCGGTATGGATGATTATTCTGGTTAGGTGCTCTACGGCTGGATTGGTGTATCCTTTGGCGGATATTTGCAGCCAGAGGGTATGAAAGAAATTCTTGCCTTTTTTGGCCGGTATGAAAGCGTCGTCTATGATGTAGCCGCACCTTAAGAGACGGAAGTAGACGATAAGATTAAGCGCTGTCAGGATTAGGATTGGCTGCATTTTTTCCTCCAAAGGACTGATTTTAGGGATTCTTTAAGGATGCGCGGCTTGCCGAATTGTTTAAGGACGGCTGGCCAAGATTTAGGGTTGCGGTAAAACTTGCGATAGGCGTATTGGGACATTCTATTAAGATAATCCGGCAGCCAGTATCTTTCTCCGAAGAATGGGATAAAGGTTTGGAATTGCGCTGTGTCCGGGCGCAGTTTGCAGGCCCAGTCTATTGTTTTAAGTATTTTAGTTTCGCAGTCGTCTATGCCGATCATGAAGTCCCCGTGGATATGCAGACCTGCGCGTTTGGCATTTTCGGTGAATTCTTCGGCTTGGGCTACTGTGATGCCTTTGTGGATACGCTTTAAGGTATCGTCATTGCCGGACTCATAGCCGACATGGACGTTAAGACAGCCTGCTTCTTTCATTTTGGTAAGGGCGTGATAACTGATTTCGGCGCGGGCAAGGCAAGACCAAGGTATTTTGAGGTTCCAAAGAAGTTTTTTGCAGGAGAAGTCCCAAGCGCGATCTTCGGGAAATGTGTCGTCCTCTATCATGATAGAGCGGTAAGGAGTGTATTTCTCTATGAATTTTACCTCTTCCATGACGCGCAAAAGGGACATGGGGGTATATTTCTTGGTATAGGTGTTGGGCCAAAGGCAAAAAGCACAGGCGCCGTAGCTGCAACCTCTGGCGGTCATAATGTCTACGAAAGGCCAAGGCTCGGAAGGGGTAACGTAGTAGGCTGGGTCAAGATGGCGCAGGTAGAATTTACTGACAAAGGGAATGGCGTCAAGTTGGGTAGAGGTTAAATCCTCTCCGACGATAGGTTTAGAGGCGTCGGCTTTGCCTTCTATCCAGTCTAAGACGCCGTCTTCAAGGCAGCCTTCTATGCCAGCGATATGATATTTGTCGGCGTTGAGGGCGTAGAAAACTCCGGCAAGTTTTGTAGGACAAATGATTTCGTTCATCATCTGGTAGTATTGCATATCGGACTCGAAGCTGTCGTTACCGGCATAGATAATGGCATAATCGGGCATGAAGCTTTTGATGAGGGCGCCGACTTGGATGTCGTTAAGGCCGTAGGCTGGGGCGTCTATGATCTTGACGGCGTAGTTTTTGCTTTCTAAGAAGGCCCCAAGGTGGCCGAGTTGTATGGGATAAAACTGACACCCACACCATGACACAAAATCACAACGAGCATTTCTCATGTAGTGAGGTTTATATGGCAAGGAAAGTAACAATACTTTTTTCATAAATTCCTCCCGTCAAAGATAATCTCATCAGCACCTACCCACCAACCATGCCCACGTTCAAATCTTTTTATAAATCTACCGGATTTATCTCTCATTTGCCCCTCCGGTTAAGGATTTTCTTTATCATGGCGATGGGATGAAATCCTTTGGCTTTCTCCGCGGGTTTCTTCTCCGGCTTGGCCGTGTCTTTTGGTTTTGGCCTTGAGGCAAGCTGTTCGCGCAGGTTTCTAAGTCTGATACGGTATGCGCCGCGGGCCTTCTTTAAGGCAAGGCGTTTTTTCTTGCGTCTTATACGATGCCTCTCAATTCTTCTTTTATGCCTAAGTGTCATCATTTGTTATGCCTCCTGTCTATGAGGATGAAACCCCTATCTTCAAATTTACATACCTTATGCTTCTTTCCTTTGTAACGCTTGCAGCGCAGGCATTTCTCCGGCTGCTTTTGCTGGTTACCCATAAAAACTTTAAAGCTTGGATTTTGCCACTCACACCCCTTCGTCATTTAATATCCCTCTCTTTACCTTTAACTCCCTTGTCCTGAAATCTATAAAATATACTGTATGGTCATCCAGAAGATACTCTTTCTTTATCTCTTCCCAAAGCTGATTCTCCGCGTTGATTACCTCGGCTTGGTCGCGTAAGAGTCCTCCCAAAAATTGGCGGATGGCTATTTTCTGGTTGGCCAAGACCTGCATTTTGTCTACATACCTCTTATCTATTTTGCAGAATACTGCACCGTCTTTTAGGTCTTCGTGTTCCGGCATTGATACTCCTATCTTACTACCCAAAGGGATACAAAAGGCGCGAGTCCCCGCGGGAAAGCCTTGTTGTTTCCCCAGTGGTATCTGGCTACTACTAAGAAACCAGCGGTTTTGAAGAATTCAATCATGTAGGTTAAGTCTATTCCTTCTGACTGCGCTTCGGCAGTGTTAAAAAGTTCATCGCTTATTTGAGGACATAGGTTAGAATATCTTTGTGCTGCTTTGCGCAGTTTGCGGTAGACCGCCAGAGGCCAGCGCCAGCGACGGACGAATTCTTTGTCTATGTCTAAATCGGTATAGAATATGCCGCCTTCGGCAAGGTGATCATAGACTGCCGTGATGATAGAGTTGACATTTGAAAGATGGTGTAAGGTTGCTACGCAGGCGATTTTGTCAAAGAATTTCTCCTGCTTAAAAGGCCAAGGGCCGGTGATGTCGCAGGGAATAGTAGTAATATTAGATGCCTTGGGGATTTTGGCTAACATCTTCTCCGAAATGTCCATGGCCCAGACGTTGTCAAAATAGTTGGCCGCTATCTTAGTGATAAATCCGGTGCCTGCACCTAAGTCTAAAAAGGTTTTGTCGCGTCCTTCTTCACAGAAGGAAATGTTGTCTACCAGCCAGGCTGGGATTGTCTTCCTGCGTCCGTCGGCCTCTTCGTAGATGTCGGCTGCTAAATCATAAAATTCTTTATTTGCTTTGGCGGCGTCCATAACGTAATACCCCCTTTCCGATGGTTTGGGTAAAGTCTGTTTTGGCCTGCCAGTGCAGATGTTCGAAGGCGCGCTGGGATGTGTAGTATTTATATCCGAAAGACTGCTCCGCTACGATTGGTGTCATAAAGGTGTCTTCGCTGTTGGCAAGGCGTTTTTTGATGAATTCCTTAAAGCGCGGGTGGATTTTGATGATAAAGGCTTTCCTTTCGCAGACTTCAAGGATTTTGTGGTAAATCTGCGCGTAGGTTACATTGTGGCCCCCAAGGATAAATTCATCTCTTATGCCTCTTTCCATGGCACAGATAATACCTTCGGCTAAGTCCTCGACGTCTATGATGTTGTTTCCTCCGGTAGGGCAGAAGATGAATTTTGAGGTTAGGGCCTTCTGGATGTAAACGTCAAGGCGAGTGTTGGTAGGGTAGACGATTGTCCAGTTAGGCAGGCCGGAATTACGGATGAGTTTTTCTGCCTCTATTTTAGAGTCTATATAGCTGCAACCTGTATGATCTCGGATGGCGTCGGCCTCAAAAAGCATAGTGGTATCGTTCTTGGCGATTCCTCTGGTGATGGCAGAGCTTAAAAAGACAAAGTTTTTGAGATCCGCTTTGCGGGCTATACTGATAAGGTTCTTTGTGCCTTCAAGGTTGGTTTTCCAGATTAAGTCTTTGTCTTTCTCGTTGTAGCTGACGTGCGCTGCGCAGTGGATGACGTAGTCGCATTTGCGGATGGCTTTACGCAGGGCTTGGGTGTCGGATAAGTCGCCTTGGATACAGTTTACCTCAAAGAGGCGTGAGGTTACTTCTTGGCGCGTGAGGGCGCGGATATGGTATCCTGCCTGCTTTAGGAAAAGGGCCAAGTGAGAGCCGATAAAGCCGGTTGCGCCGGTAATCAGGACTTTAGATAACCGCGGCGTTTGATTTGCCATCTGTAAAGTATCTCCTTAGTCCGCCGTCTTCGGCGGCGATGCACTTTTTATGGTATTCTTTGAGGTAGCTTATGCTTAGCATATCCTTACGGATTTTCTTGATAGAACGGAAGCGGACGTTTCCAAAAGGTATGTCTATAAATGGGCAGCAAAAGACCTCGCCGGAAGGTTTGATATAGACGATTTCTTTGGCCGCTCCGCAGCCTTTATGGATATAGTTTGCCTGAAAGTCTGTGCGGATATAGGGATATTTCTTCTCTAAGGCGCGCACGTATTGGATATCTCGCGGGGTAAGCATGATTTCTTCTTTACCGGCCCAGCGGCCCATAGGCACGGCGAAGATGAGAAGAAAGATTATTTTGTGC